TTTGTTATTTTCAATACGTAAATTTAAATATAATTATTTGAATAAAAAAATATTTACAAAAATAAATTAAAAAAAAGTGAGGTATAATTTCTATACCCCACCAAAACAAAACCAAATTATGAAACTTATTCCTTCAATAAATGTCCTTTTATTTCCTCATATTCTTTTTGTAAACCATAAATTTCATGGTGATGAGTAAAAAATCTACAAAACATTTTTGTTTTTACATTAAAATACCAATCAGAATCTCCACAAAGTTCTTTTGGCAAACATTCATTGGAATTTAAAATAAAAGAATTTCCGTTACATTCATTATCAATGACTGCGTAATAAATTAATGCTTTTTTCATATTATTTTTTTAATCTCTTAATAACACCTTGCGCCAGACGGCTAACTTGTAAGCAAGTGCGCGGGCCCGTGGCATATTTCCTTCCTCAATTTTTCTCATGTGGTTCTTGCGATCAATCATATTGTCGGAATCAGGCTTTTCCTGCTTTGCCATTTCCTGAGCCTCAAGCCACAAGGCTTCCTTTTCGCCTTCCTTCCATTCGTTGATATAACCACGCTTCACACATTCGTCGTACCAAAATACGGGTATTTCTTCCAGCGGCTTTTGAAAGTTTTTCAACTTGTTATCAAAGTCCTTATCGTATTCCTCAGCAACTTTGCCCAGGCGTTTAATCCGATCCTCTTCTTCCTTCTTCGCTTGAATATCGGAATCCATCGCGAAATATATCTTTTGCCTCCAGGTAATGTACGCGGTCAGGATTCTTCCAATCGCATGAAGGTCAACTTTGCCGTAAAATTTATGGTCATTAATATCAAGTTCTTGTTTTGCAAACTTTTCAAAAGCAAGTTTAATCTCATCAACGGCAAGTAACTTGTAATTTGAAATAAAGTCGGTGACCTCCATCAAGTGTTCGGGCTTTGGCTCAATGCCATACACGGGGAGCAAGTGGCTTAAGGTTTGGGCAATCTTCGGGATGGCTTCCTTTGTTCCCGTTTTAAAAATCCTTAATTCGCGGTTCTGGATAACAAGCTGCACGTCTTGTATCTTTTCTTCCACGCGATTGGCAATCATTGGTAAGTTGTTCATAATTGGTTGGTTTTTTAATCTTGAAACTTTGCCATCCTTTCGGCAAGCAATTCTTGAAGCCTGTCATTATACGCTTTGTCCTTTGCCGCTGGGCTTGTCGTTTGGTATGCCGTAAATATCTTTGAGGCTTGTCCATAAATGTTTGCTATGGTGAAATTTGCCCTCAGCCATTTGTCATTCAAGTTCCACGCGGCTTGTATAAACACCTTCAATGCCTCAAGGCTATCGCCCTGCCTGTCTATTTTGTCAATGTATTTCAGGAGATTTCCCATTTGCCCTGCATCTTTGGGCATCATAATATAATGTCCATTTTGATCCGTGGGATACGCGGCACCGGATAAGGATTCAAACGTTTGGCAAAACACGGTGAAGGCGGCGTAAGTGGGGGAGGGCGTCTTTTCTTTTTCTTTTTTCGCGGAACTTTTTTCTTTTTCTTTTTCACTTTGCAACTTAGCAACAACGGTAAAGGGGTTTACTTTGGGGGTTTGGACATTTGGAAAATCATTTGAAACTTTTGTAAAGTCGGTAAAATCTGAAGGATTTTCAACTAATACTTGAATATGGTTAATACTTGAATTGGCTAATACTTCAAGGGGCTTCATTGGTGAAGGCGTCCCCCCTTCATGGATGAATATCCCCCCCTCTTCATCATTAAAGGGGGAGGTATCCAAATTTGACATATTTTTACCCGTTACAAATACGCCGATTAACTCCGTGGTAATCTTATAAAGGTTACTTGTTTGGCTTCCATCAGGTCTAAAGCGTTGTTTTACGCTTATAATTTTCCGTGTTACCAATTCATTTTTAACCCGTAAAATCTTTGAATCGCTGAATCCAGATTGTTCAATCAATTTTTTGTTTGAAGGGAAACACATACGGTTTTCATTCATAAAATTTACAATGTGACAAAGGAGAAACAACTGGTCAGGCGTCACCTGCGGCAAAAGTCTTGTATCAATGTTTATCATAAGTTTATAAAAAAACCCAGCAGGTGCAAGGCTACTGGGTTAGATGAAACAATGCGGATATTGTCCCGAAGTTCTTTTGAATGACTTGCACCTCGTTCAAAAGAATGATTAAAGATAAAGAATTTATTTCATTTCCTTCAGGTATAAAGTAAGGTCTTGCACTAATTTTTCAATCTGATTAATTTCAAGATTATTTATTGCCTTAGTTACAAAATCTTCAGCCTTGCATTTTACAACAACTGTTCTATCTTTTAACCCAGCTATTTCCATGCCTTGCTTTGCGCTTATTTCACGGTTAATTACCTTAGTGGCAATGTCAGGGGCATCACGTTTAAGGCGTTGAATTTGGTATTGTCTTGAAGTACCTTTATCAATTTGAGGAGGTGATATATAACCTCCTTTATTGTGTTGATTAATGCCGTGTTTAGGCATTGCATTAATTTGTTCTTCATGTTCCTGCCAAATATTAGGTTTTCGCTTACAATGTGCTTTTATAACATCAATGTCCCAGCCTAATCCCCAGGGCACTTCGTACCTTGCAAATTCTACATAAGTTGTAAAAGTTTTAGGAGACAAACCATAAGGGTGTCTGTTACTCCAAAAGTCTTTAAATGAATATAAAGAATCAAAATAGGTCATGGCTAAACCAAAACTGTTTATACCATTTATGTCAATAAGTTTATTGTAAACTTCCTCTGGATTAGTGCTTAGTGAAATTGCTGATGTCATCGTTAATGATTTGTAATTTTTTATTTAATAATCTTAAGTCCATACAAGTTTTATGATCCTTAATATTTGCAGCTTCATTGTATTTATAATGAGCGTTTTGATACTCAGTGTAAATACCTAACCTTATAGCATATCCAACTCTTTTGTGAATTTCCTTTTTTACAAGTTTGATTTTTTCGTACTTAGGAATTTCATCTATTTTATTGTTTTCCTGAGGTTCATCTTTCTGAATATTCCTTGCAATCATATTTTCAAAAATACTTGCTAAAGCATAGTTTAAATCTTTGACTTGGTTTAAAGCATCTATTTCTTGGTCAGTAAACTTATATCCATTGTTTATAATACCATGATTTCCAGCTATTATATCGTCGAATAAAGTTTGTATTGTTTTAGGTTTTCTTTCTAAACCTTCACTTAGTCCAGTATTAATCCTTTTATTTTCGTCTATTACAAAATGCTTATAGCCTGCTTCAAGAGTTTCTGCAACCTCAGTAAATAAAGAAAAATTAGGATAATAAAAATAGCAATGGTCTATTGCATTTTGATAAACCTTGCAATTTCTTACACCTCTACCCATTACTTGTTCAAAGTATGTCCTGGTTGTAATATTGTTTAAATACAGGATAACACGTATTTGAGGAATGTTTACTCCTTCAGAAACCATTTGAACAGTCACAACCCAATGCTTATTATTATTTCTAAATTCTTTTATTGTTTCGGTAGTTGAATCCGCGTCACTTGTAATAATAGAACAGCTTATATTTTGATTTTGTAGATTACTAAAAATACTTTTAGCATCTTCAATCGTGTTGGCAATAATTAAACCTTTTGCCTCAGGATAATAAGTATTTCTTATTCCTTTTAATTCTTTGTTAGCTTGATTAAAAGCAATGTCAATAAAATTACTATTTCCATTTGAGGCATCTATTATTTGATTTAAATATTTTTTATTCTCCTCACCTATTATAACGCCACCTTCTCCATTAATAATTACATCAATAGGTCTAAATGAAGTAGGGCAACATATACGATCTTTTACACTTTGAGCATACGTGTAAGAATAATCTGTTTCAATTTCCCAACCATCAATATCATTAGATTTTGTTTCCTTATATTTTACAAAAGGTATTTTACTATTATCGCTTCTAAAAGGAGTTCCTGTTAAACATAAAATTACCCCAGCATTCTCACAAATATTTTCAAGTTCAATACCCCAGCTTCCAGAATCAGAAGCATGGTGATGTTCATCTAAAACTACAATGGTTTTATTTGTTATCTTGTTTTTTAATGAATTAGTATTGTTTTTTAAAATTTGATAGCAAAGGGAAACACCATGAAAGTCAGGTTTCCAATGATATTTAAACAAATAATTTGCATCAATTTCAAGGTTAAATTTTTTACATTCAATAGCCCAATCCGTTTTAATAGCATCTTTTGGACTAAAAATAACAACATCAAATCCATCGTCAACGAAATTTTTTATAATTGACGAAGCCCACAAAGTTTTTCCTGAACCTACTCCAGCATGAAGTAAAAATACTTTGTTAGATTTAATTTCCTCATAGAATTTTTTAGTGGCTTCTATTTGCCATTGTCTCGGTTTAAATTCAAACATTTTATTAGATTTTTTTAAGTTACAAGTTGGACATAATGCCTGGGCATTATTTAATGAAGTTATCCCTCCTTTGCTAAAAGGTATAACGTGGTCAGCATGCCAAAACCTTGGAAGGTTGCATTTACACAACTGGCATTTGCCGTCAGCAAGTCTGTATAAAAATGCTTTTTCTGAATCGGAGTAATTCCTTTTCATAGTAAAAATAAAAAAACCCACAAAGGCACTACTCTTTATGGGTTTAATGAGGTAAATGGTTTCCTCAAATACCTTTTGCTGGGTAGTGCGTCCTGCAAAAAGTTTAAGCAAATATACAAAATATTATTTACTTTCTCCTCCTTTTTTTCCACGGCGGATTCCCCAGTGCGCTTTGCATTTCCATGTATTTTACCACGGCTGGCGGCGTTTCGTATGTCACAGACGGAAATTAATTTCCCTCTGTGAAAACCTTGTCCAATGCTTCTTTTATGAAATTTGCCATAATTTACTTTTTCTCCCTTTTCACGAACAAAAGCCCCCAGGGCGTCACCTCCGTCGCTTCCCTCAGCAAGTCAAAACCGTGCCTTGCAAACATGGCAACCCATTCATCCTTTTGCTTCAAGTTGATATGTCCCCATTCAATGTCAAAGGCAGGATCGGCTGAGGCATGAGGCGTGGATGTGAAATAAAAATACTTCTTACAAGCTTTGTAAAGTATCGGCATGACAAAGGATATTTGTTGGTCGGTCATGTGTTCAAATACCTCCGTGGAATAAATGGCATCGTAACTGCCATACGTTTTTAATTCATACCTGCCCAGTTGGTACTTTGTCACCCATTTTGCAAGTAAATATCTCCCTGGGTCAATGCCCTTGCTTATCGCAAATTCTCTTTCATACGGGTTAATGTCATACCCAACGTGTTTATATAAGCCCACGCGCTGGCAGGCGGATAAAAAGAATCCAAGTCCTGAGCCAAATTCAAACACGGATTCGCACCCCATGATTTGCAAAACCCTTGCACCGTTGGTATGCAAGTTTACAAGGGGTTCGTAATCCGTGGTGGTAAAACCAAGTTCCACGGATTTGTCAAAAAAGAATTTGTTATCAATCATTTGTTTTGTTTTTATCATTTTGTTGACGTCAACGAAATGGTGTAATTTTAAGAGAGATTAAGAGAGATTTAATTAGAGATTTAAGAGAGGTTTAAAAAAAGCAAGGGCAGCATTCGAAACTGCACGGTGGATTTTATAAGGTTATTTTCTCTGTTTTACGTTGCAACATCCACCCAACCCTTAAGCGTCTACCAATTCCGCCACCTTGCTAATTAATTTTAAAATTAACTTAATAAATTACCTAAGAAAATACCTAATGCAAAAGTTGCTAACACTAGTCCTACAAATCTTCTGCTAGATACATCTTTAATAGGTACATCTTTAATAAAAGATGGTATTGTCCAACTCGATATGATAATTACCCATCCTACAATCATTGCTATTTCCATAATTAAAATTTTAGTAGCAAGGGCGGGAATCGAACCCGCTTGTGCACCGCTCAACGTTGAGTAGCTTGCGTACACGGTTAGCCCTGGCGATACCTTTCGCCACCTTGCTTTTTACACCGTTCCATCCCTTTATCAACGCACGGTGCCAGCATTGCTCAACCTTCGGGTGGTAAGTACAAGGGCGGGAATCGAACCCGCGGCACACTCGCTTGACACCCTACACACCTCATACTTTCGTATGGAACGGACTCGAACCGTTGTCGCCAGTTGCTCTAACCTACTGAGCTACCTTGTTAAACCTGCAAGTGAAGGAATCTAATCTTCGTCTTTTTGCCGTCGCAAAACATTTTAACATTAAACTAACTTGCGCCACAAAGTTACAAATATATTCTTAAAAAATATTTTAAATTTGATAACAAATAAAATATTATCTTTGCAGAAAGAAAAAATACAATGATAAAATTAATAGTCGCAGGTCGCATTGGTACAGATGCTGAAATCAAGTCCGTTGGCGATACAACCGTTTGTTCATTCTCGGTAGCTCATACGGAAAAGACATTTGGAAACAATCCAACTGAAAAGACGGTTTGGGTCACCTGTTCAATGTGGGGTGAGCGTGGCTCCAAACTTGCGCCTCACTTGCTAAAAGGTACTTATGTTGTCGTGGAAGGAACGGGCGGCGTGAATGCGTACATGAAGAACGGAGAACCGACGGGCGTAATTCGTTGCATGGTAAACAACATCGAGTTTGGAGGCAAGGCAACGGCTGGGGAAAATAACCCGAAGATGACAAATGAAACAACGGTAAAAGACGAATCACTCCCATTTTAATTATGACGCCTGAGTATCAAAAGCAGTATCGGGAGAAAATGACCGAGTACCAGAAGCAAAAGCTAAGGGAATATTTTAGGCTTTATCACCAGAATCAATCACCTGAGAAAAAGGCCGAGAAAAGCATTAGGAATAAAGCGTGGTATCAAGCGAACAAAGAGAGGGTAAATAAATACCAAATGGAACGTTATTACAGATTAAAAGAACAAAAAAATGAATGTCAATAAAACAGCCGCCGCCGTGTTTTCGGTAAGCTATCGGGATGAGAAAATAAGAAAGAAGTTGCTTGATTTGCAATTTCAGTTGTGGAAGGAAACCAACGTCAAGCACTCGATGGAAGAGGTTTTAAACCTTTTATTGGATAATTACCAAAAGAATAATAAATGAGGCTAGGCATTGTAACCAATTTAACCAGCCCAACGACTGATTATTATCGGTCGGTCAATCCATTTATGCGGCTTCGTTCTCAAATGGTAAATCTTCATATTACTTACCTCAATCCTGAGACGGTAAAGTGGTACGATTTTTACGACGTTGATGTTATCTTATTTCAACGCCCAAACGGTGACGGCATGTTATCAATGATTGCTGAGGCGAAGAAGATGGGTAAGAAAATCATCCTTGACCATGACGATCTTTTGCATGAGGTTAACGCCGCGAATCCAGCGTCGGCACACTTCGGGAAACCTCAGGTAAAAGAATCGGTTGAAAAGGCTTTCAAGTACGCTGATTATATCATCGTTTCAACGCCATACCTCAAAGAGTTTTACAAGCAATTCTTTGACGAAAGTAAAATAATGGTTATTCCCAATGCCATTGACTTCCAAGTAACGCCCCTTTGTCCCGTGTCACCTGATAAGCTGGAGGCAAAAGTAAAACGCGTGTTGTGGCGTGGAAGCATGACGCACATTGAGGACTTGAAAACTGTGGATACGTTTTGGCATTATGTCAGCAGCCGCAAGGACACCGAGGTGGCATTCATTGGAATCCCTGAGTGGTTGGGAAAAACATTGTATCCGAATGTCAAGGTCATACCGTGGAACAATTCCTTATTTCAATATTTCGAGTTAATCAAAAACAGTGCGGCTCATTACGCCGTGTTTCCGTTGACAAATGACAATTTCAATCAAAGTAAGTCGAATAACTTTGCTATGGAAATGCTTGTCACAGGTTGCGTGCCTTATGCACCGAAGGAAATAACGGAGTTCAATGTTCCAGGCGTTCGGTTGTACGAGGGTTCAGACGATTTGTATTATCAATTTGAAAAGGCTTTGGAAAAGGATGGGAATTATTTTAATCATTTGCAGGCAGGCAGGAAATGGCTTTTGACTGAGCGAAATTTGCTCACCGTCAACAACAAACGTAAACAAGTGTTAAAAGGAATATGATGGGAAATGTAAACGAAAAATCATTATATGAATTTAAATTAATTCCTGGAATTGCTCCGACGGCTCAGGTTGTGGACTTAACATTTAAAACCATTGAAGTAACGGCGTATAATCCAAATAACATTATGGTAACAGCAGAAGAAAATAATAATTTATCGTTTGACCCAAACGAAAAAGAAAACACGTCAAAAGATTTGTATAAATCAAACGCCGAGTTTAACGCTAATCAGGAACAATCCTCAGGCGCTTATTGGGATCCAGAAGCCGAAAGACGTTGGAAAGAAAGGGCGGCTGCAATCAACGCACAAAGACGGTTGGAAAAGAAAATTGAAACAAAGGTTTACAAGCGATTAATTAAAGAGTTGCTGAAGAAAATATGAAGCTAAAAGACATAAAACCAAACCCAAACAACCCACGGGTTCTCAGGGATGACAAGTTTCAAAAGCTAAAGCAAAGTATCAAGGAGTTTCCAAAAATGCTTTCGCTTCGCCCTATGGTCATTGATGAAAACAACGTGGTTCTTGGTGGAAACATGAGGCTCAGGGTTTTACAAGAACTTGGATTTAATGACATAGACGAGGCATGGGTAAAACGAAGCAGCGATTTAACCGAGGAGGAAAAGAAGCGGTTTATTATTGCGGATAACGTCGCCTTTGGCGAATGGGATTGGGACACACTTGCGAACGATTGGGAGGTTGTGGACTTGGAGGCATGGGGCTTGGATATACCGCAGTTTGACACGGTGGAGAAGCAAGAAATGGAAGATTTATCTGATAAAATAAAATCAATGTTTAAGATTGAAGTTATTTGCAAAGATGAACAAGAGCAAGAAAGAACTTATAATAAACTAATTGAACAGAACTACGAATGCCGACTTTTGACATTATAAAAGAAATCAAGCCAAAAGAATCTTTTCGCATTGCAAGTGTAATCGGAAGATTTGATTTACAAAGTAACCATATAACCGAAAGGTTTAAAGGTAGTATTGATATTGATGATGATTGGCAAATTGGTTTAATAGTTGGTAAAAGTGGAACAGGAAAAACAACGATTGCAAAACAGTTGTTTCCAGAAAGTTATATTACTAATTTTAATTATAAAAGCGAAAGCATATTAGACGATATGCCTAAAGATTGTTCCATCGAAGAAATCACAAACACTTTTAGTAGCGTTGGATTTAGTACGCCCCCAAGTTGGTTAAAACCTTATCATGTTTTGAGTAATGGAGAAAAAATGAGGGTGGATTTAGCCAACGCGATATTGCAAAAGAATGATTTATTTGTATTCGATGAATTTACGAGCGTTGTAGATAGACAGATTGCAAAGATTGGGTCATTTGCCACTCAGAAAGCAATCAGGAAAACAGATAAAAAGTTTATAGCGGTATCATGTCATTTTGATATAGAGGAATGGTTGATGCCTGATTGGGTTTTTAACACCGACACAATGACTTTTATAAAGCATTCTGATAAAAAAAAAGACCTGACATTAAATTTGAATTATTTCAAGCAACAGATAAATCAATATGGAAAATGTTTAGTAAGTATCACTATTTAAGTTCAAGTCATAATAATGCAGCAAATGTTTTTATCTGCATGGTAAATAATGAAATAGCTGGATTTATTAGCGTTTTACATTTTCCGCATCCTTTTTTAAAAAATATGAAAAAGGTTCATAGACTTGTTGTTCTTCCTGATTATCAAGGTTTAGGAATTGGAAGTACAATTTTAAATCAGATTGCAAAAGTTTACAATAAAGAAAAACATAGATTTAGTATTTCAACATCTCAACCTAATTTAATTTATTCTTTGAAAAAACAAAAAGAATGGATTTGTAAAACTTTTGGAAGAAGCAAACCTAATAAAGGAGATTTAAAAAGAAATGTTGGCAATATTTCATCTGGTTCAGAAAATAGGATTACAGTATCTTTTGAATACAAAACAACGAAATAACAACGAAATGGGAGGAAGAGGAAAGATTGAACCACGTTGGAAAAAAGGAGAAACAGGCAACCCCAACGGACGCCCTAAGAAACTCCCAGCCCTTGACTTGATTATGGCAAATGTCATGGGACAGGAAAAGGACGGTATCACGGCAGCCGAAGCTATTATCATGAAGCTTCGTGAACAGGCGGCAAAGGGTGACATCAAGGCGGCTCAGTTGCTCCTTGACCGTGCATACGGGAAAAGCAAGCAAAACATTGACATCACGACACAGGGGGAAAAGGTGACCGTGCCAACGATTATATTTACAAAGGAAAATAATGTATAGTATAATGTTTAATATTAGAAAAATTTTAATGTTTTTAAGTGTAATTCAATTTACAAAAGAATTGCCAAATCATAAAATGTATATGGTTGAAAAAAGACGTTGGAATCCTTTTAATCCATTAAGTTATGTTTGCCTCTTTCTTTTGTTCATTGTTGGCTTTGTCCTTTACGGTGCAAAAGGCGTTTTTGAAGAAACAGAAATTAAGGATGCTTTTAAATGGAGATAAAAGTTAGTAACAAATATCAAGCCCTTTGGCAACCGCAGACGCGTTACTTCCTCATCACTGGTGGGCGTGGTTCGGCAAAGTCATTCACCGTGGGGCTTTGGGCTTGCAATATGTTACTTGCTTACAAGAATTGGAAGGTGTTGTTTACCCGTTACACGTTATCAAGTGCAAATATTTCCGTGATTCCTGAGTTCCGTGAAAAGATTGATTTGCTTGGCGTTGGTGACGAGTTCAATATGACCAACACGCAAATTGGTCACAAGGTGACAAAGAGTGAAATAATCTTTTCCGGTATTAAAACAAGTTCAGGAAATCAAACGGCAAAGTTAAAGTCGATACCCGGGTTAAATGTTTTCATTGTCGATGAGGCTGAGGAATTTGTAAGCGAAAAGGACTTCGATACCATTGACGAATCCATTCGTATGCCTGATACTCCTAACCTTGTTATCCTTGTCATGAACCCGCAAGACGTGGAGCATTGGATTTGGAAGAGGTGGTTTGAAAAGTCGCATCGCATGGAGACGATTGATGGGCATTCGATCCCGATAAGTACGCACCCAGATATAACCCACATTCATACCACGTACCTTGATAATTACCATAACATAAGCAAGGATTACATTGCAAAGATTGAGGCAATTAAAAGCAAGTCACCTGAGGCATACGCGCACAGGTTTTTAGGGAAGTGGCTGGATAAGAAACAGGGCGTAATATTTCCAAACTGGGTGGAGGGCGAATTTGATACAAGCCTACCTTTTGCCTACGGGCTTGACTTCGGATTTTATCCAGACCCCTTGGCACTTGTCAAAGTTGCGGTTGATAACACGGCAAATAAGATTTATGTGAAGGAAATCATTTACGAACAAAGCCTTTCGTATGACATGGTTGTAACAAAGATTAGGAATGAGGTTGAAACCGATGCCATGATTGTTGCGGACACGAGCGAACCACGTTTGATTGACGCGCTTATCTCAAATGGTATCAATGTACATAAGACGGAAAAGTACGCTGGCAGCGTGGTTGACGGAATAAAACGAATGCTTGATTTTACCATTGTGGTTACTGAGGAATCGTATAATTTAAAGTTTGAATTAAGGAATTATATTTGGAATGACAAGAAATCTTCAACGCCAATGGATATGCATCAGCACGGGCTTGACGGAGTTCGCTATGCCTCGCTTCGTTTAATGCAAGGCTCGGATTCACTTGCGCACAACTAAAAAAACTATGACACCAAAAGAAAAAGCAGAGGAGTTAATTGATAAGTTCAGGAATGAAATAACCTCATTTTTAGGCGATAACATGAAAAAAAATAATGCTAAAAAATGCGCCTTGGTTGCCGTGGATGAGTTAATAAAAATCCATTATCTTTTAACGGCTACACATGACACATCCCCTTCCATTAATTATTGGAAAGAAGTAAAAAAAGAAATACAAAACCTATGACGCCAAAAGAAAAAGCAGAGGAATTATTCACCCATTACCACAACCTTATTCAAAGCATCGGAGGCGAACTTGGACAGGAGATCCTTGTTTCAATCCTTGCAAAGCAAAGCGCCTTGTTTACCGCACGGGAGGTTATGAAAGAAAAATGGAACATTGAGGTAGAAGGCAGCGAAGATGAATATTATTGGTGGGAAGAGGTTGAACACGAAATAGAAAGTATATGACACCAAAGGACAAAGCAAGGGAATTGCATTTAAAAAATATCATAACGAAATGACAAACAACGAAAAGGCTCACTATATCATTGACTTGATTAAGGTGATAACACTTGAAATTGAGGAATACCCCATGCGAAGGAAACAACTTCTTTTGCTTCGTTCTCACTTGGAAAAGGCGGTACGGTTGACGGGCACAGGAATGTACAGGGAATTAAAAAGACCTGAATCATTGCCATTGGTGAGCCATGAAAAAGTATTAACCCCAAAGGTTAATGAAAATCAAAAGAACATTGAGCCGAGCGCAAGCATCGCAGATAACATTCCAGAACCAACAAGAAAAAGCAAGCGAAAATAATGGTACAATTTCATTTAAGCCACTCCGATACAAAGTATTTTTATCCTGAGACCGCCGCGGATATAACGTTGGAACAATACGTTTATTTCCACAAGTTTATCCTTCCTCAATACCCTGAGGTTGAACTTGACGCATTGATTGCACAAAAGCAAATGAAGGCAGCGTATGAAAAGATCAAACCCTATGTAAAGAAGTTGGGCATTGACTTGAAAACAACGCCGACGGACGTCGTGCAAGAATTGGAAATAATCCTTTTGACAAATAATGTCAAAGACAATGTACGTCGTTTCCTTCCAGCATTGATTGACCAATTCAACGCAAATCAAAAGGCATTGGACAAGTGCCTTGAAATCATGGACGAAGTCTGGGAGGCTCAGGTAAAATACCCGTACATGGCAAAGGTGGTAAATTATTTCACGGGCATTCCCCTTGACGCCTGTTATGGCAAGGTTGCGGAAAGTCTGGAGTTAAAATATTTGACTTATATGTTTTCAAAGATACTCAATGCGATAAGCGTACCCGAAGAACTTAAGTATAAACAGATTTATGACTTCAACGAAACATTGTATTATCTTCCTGATAAGCTAATGGCAAAATCCACGTTGCTTGAATTCGCGGAAGCAGCCCAATTTGACAAGGGGCGCAAGGCGATTGAAAACAATGATGCGCAAGGCTTGCTTCATGTCATCGCCGTGTTGCTCAGGAAAAAAGATGAGGCGTACAGTGACGAGGTATTTCAACGTAATTGCATTGACTTTTTAAAATTGCCTTTACAAGTTGGCTTTGAAATTGGTTTTTTTTTGACGAAGTTAAGCGAGAGTTATCAAGTCGATTTGCAGACCTCTATGCTTCGCAAGGCGATGGAAAGTATGCCGCAGCTTCAAGACAACTGAATGATAAATACGGTTGGTACTTGACGATTAAGAAAATAGCTGAGTGCGGATTGTTTAACTTGGCAGGCTTGACGCCCTTACAATCAAGCGAAAAGGCAAATTTGTACGAGGTATTTCAATACCTTGCGAGCAAAGCGGCTGAGGATAATCTTTACAATGAGATACAAAAGCAAAGTAAAAAATGAACATCAGGGAAATAAGCGACATTTTCAAAGATACCGCGGATAACATAACGGCGATAAAAAGCTACAATTTCGGTTGGGCTTCCGACCGTGTTCGACAGGGAAACACTGAGGACTTTCAAGAATTGAACGAGTTTCCGCGCGTTTTCTTTTCCGTGCCAACGATAACAGGCTCGGACCAAACAAGGAAACAAGACACGTATCAAGTGACCATTTTCTTTGACGATTTACTTGGATACGATAACGAGGGCGATGAAGACCCGACGTTACAAATTGACAAATGGGCAAATCTTCAACAGTATGCAAATTACTTTGTACAAAGGCTGAATAAGATTAAGCAAAGCATTTTACCCAATTACCTTTTTATTCCCGAAGCGCCGTCGATTACCTTTGATTCCTTTACGGGCCTTCAAAGAATGATTACCGTGCAACTTAGTTTTAATTTAGTCGTTCCCACGAATTGCGACCCTGGCGTTATCGCGTTGGTTCAGTGTATTGCAAACATTGTAACATCGAGCAACTTGACCGCATCATTGACCACGGTGTTGAAATTTGCCGCAAGTTTGGAAGCACGGGCAACGGTGACGGCTGACATTAACTTTGTTCAAAAGGCGCAAGCTAATTTATCCGCTTTAGGATCATTGACGGGTGATATTAACTTTGTGCAAAAGGCGCAAGCCTCCTTGTTAACGTCGGCAAATGTAAACGCATCGGCATTGATTAGCAAGTTGCCGCAAGCCTCCTTGTTAGCCACTGGGACAACAACGGCAGATTTGACGGTAAATGCGCCTTCGGCTGAAATATCAGTTGATTACCTTGTAGTTGCTGGTGGTGGAGGAGGTGGTGGTTTTGGTGGTGGAGGTGCTGGAGGTTACAGGAATTTTAGTAGTCAATTTATAATCTTAAATCAAAACTATTCAGTTATTGTTGGTGCTGGCGGCAGTGGTTCTAGTTCTGGTGGTGCAAGAGGATCTAATGGTTCTAATTCTAATTTTAACATTATAACATCAAATGGTGGAGGAGGTGGTGGTTCTTTTAGTGGCACTAATAACGCAGGCTTAAATGGTGGTTCTGGTGGCGGTGGTGGTTCCTTTAATTTTAATCCTTTTATTGGAGTTTTAGGTGGTAGTGGAAATACACCTATTACGTCTCCTTCTCAAGGAAATAATGGTGGTAATGGCGCCCCTACGGGAGCTGCAAGTTGTGGAGCTGGTGGTGGAGCTGGTGTAAATGGTGGTAGTGCTTCTGGTAGCATTCCAGGTAATGGAGGGAATGGAATAAGTACTAATATTTCAGGAAGTTTATTAGTATATGCTGGTGGTGGTGGTGGTAGTGCTGGTTCTGGTACTGGAGGTTCTGGAGGTTCTGGAGGTGGTGGAAAAGGTAGAGGATCTACAGAATCTATAAATGGTACTGTAAATACTGGAGGAGGAGGTGGTGCTGGATATAATACTCCTGGTTCATCTGGCGGTTCAGGAATTATAATAATAAAAATACCAGACACAAAAACCGCAACATTTAGCTCTGGTGTTACTCAAACAACGGTAACGTCTGGTGGATATAAAATAATAACAATAACGGCAACAACAACAACTTCTGAAACCGTAACATTTAGTTAATATGGCACACTTTGCAAAATTAAACGCTGAAAATTATGTAGTCTTTGTAACCGTAGCAAGGGACGAAGATGAACATAGAGAAGTAGAAATTAGCCAACAAACAGGTGAAATTTACAAAAGAACATCATACAACACTAATGGTGGCATTCATTATTTTAATGGAATACCAAGTGAAAACCAAAGTAAAGCATTTAGAAAAAACTATGCGGGCATTGGTTACTATTACGACGAACAAAGAGATGCATTTATACCACCAAAACCTTATGCATCTTGGATACTAAATGAATTCTCTTGCCTATGGGAATCACCTGTACCTTATCCTAACGATGATAATATGTATATATGGAATGAGGAAATAGGAAATTGGGAATTAAATACAGAATTTAACCTTAACTAAAAATAAATATCATGGCTTTTTCAAATTACATGGAAAATGAGATACTTGACTGGATTAACGGCGGAGCGTTCCCGACGCCGCCTACGGCGACATGGGTACAATTATTCAACGGAAATCCAACGGACACGGGCACAGGTGGCACGGCTCTTTATACGCGCGCCTCGGTTGCTGCAGGCGGTTGGACAACAACCACGGGAAGCACGGCAACGATAAGCAACACGGCGGCGTTGACGATTACCACAAGTGCATCACCTTCGGCGGTGGCTGATTACGTGGGCGTCTTTGATTCCTCGGCGGCTGGAAACCTTTTGTTTCATGGATTATTAACCACGTCAAAAACCATTGCGGTTGGTGATGAAGTGAAATTCAATGCCTTAGCGCTCACCTTGCGCGTTGATTAAAAAAACACGGTAGCCCTTCGGGGTTACCTTTTTCATTATGGAGAAAGAGTTACAAAAGTTAGCGGATGACATTGCGCAAATGGCGATTGACGCCGTGGCGAATGAATGGAAAGCACAAGGGCACAACTTGACAGGGGCAGCGATTAAGAACATGGAGACGGTTATTCGCATGGAAACCGATAAGATTATCATTGAAGGCTTTGTTCCTGATTACATGGCGATAAACAACTCAGGGGTCACGGCGGCACGGATTCCTTATTACCCAGGTAGCGGACGGAAGGAAAGCGAATACATTAAAGGGCTGATGAAATACGCAAAACAAAGGTTTGGCGCTTCCGATAAAGAAGCAAAGTCAATAGCCTTCGCCATTGCAAGTAAACATAAGAAAGAAGGAATGCCAACGATTAAAAGTCAAAAGCATTCAAAGACGGGAAAACGCACGGGCTTCATTGAACAGGCACTTGAAAAGAAGGAGGCTGAAATGGCTGACTTGATAAACATGGCGATTACATATAGCATTGAAACAACGGTTGAAACATTTTACAAATCAATACTTAACAGATGAGTTACACGATAAACCCTGATACCATATCAAGTTCCCTTTACCCCGTGGCTTTTCGCTCCATTGAACCCTCAGGCGTTATCCAGCAGCAAGTAAATGTTTACCTTGACGGAACTCTTGAAGGCTCATTCTTAGCAGCCCAAACGGGAACAAGTGGAACGTCGGCGGTTTTTGACACAAATGTCCAATCGTTCTTGATTACGCAACTTGCACCAAAGACAAACGCCAAAACAAGTTTTTTCGGAAATCTTTACGGGTTTAGCCTTACAAATAATACCGACGTTATTTCATCATTGTATTGCACGGCGTTTAATCAAACAATTAATTCATCGGGCTTTGTTGTTACCTCCACGGCTTCGCAAAGTAGCACCACGGCATACGTTTTGCCTTCCTTGTTTGTCGATGGGGAATATGATTTAGGTGACTTTTATCAACCGTCGGCGAATCCTTTCTTATTCCTTACACAAAGGAATGATTTTATAAAATGCAATTCCTCAGGTAATATATTTTTAAGTTACTTGGGACGTGGGACAAATGCGGCTCAATTTGAATTTTATTTTAAGTCAGGAAGCTCAGCCGTTACCATTGTTGACAATTTAAACTCCACGGCAAACAATGACTTATATTCATTGTCCGCTGGTGTATCAAATATATTTGGGAACACTGCCATATTTCACGCTGGCAATTTTCCAACGAACCCAGATTTATACGATTATTACGATGTTTCCGTTGGTGTTTACTCAGGTGCATACACGCGCCTAAGCGAAAGGCAACGCATTTACATTTATCCAAATTGTAATGATAACATTGAGCTTCATTGGTTTGGTAAACATGGCGGCGCAGAAAGTTACCAGTTCACAGGCTTAATGATTGATAAGCAAACAAGCAACGCGGACACGATTAACCTTGCGCAACGGTGGAACATTGCCGCAAGTCCAAAGGCTAACACGTTTGATAAAAATGTAATTAAAGTTAATCAAAGGTCAAACAAAAGTAAGACGGTCACGGTGGCGGTAAGTCATGAAGATGCGTTGTACATTGCCACAATGTTTAACAGTCCTGAGGTGTACATTATTGAGAATGGCAAATATGTAAATGTTACCATTGCCAACGGGGAAATAAACACGGATAACAACAGGGCGACGGATATTGGTGTTTCATTTGAAATTATTTACCAAAATACGCCAGTCGCTCAGCTATGATAAAATTATTTATAAATAATCAAGAAGTCGATTTAAACCAAAAGGATGTTAATGTAACCATTGATTATTCCATTGAGAACATTGAACTTGGTAACATATCGGGCGCGCACTCGAAAAGGAATGTAACATTACCAGGCACAAAGACAAACATAGAAATATTTGAAAACATTGAGACGCCAAACGTCATTGTTAACAATGCTTACAAGTTATTACCCGCACGGCTGGAGGCAAATGGCGTTCCAATTCTCACGGGAAAAGCACGGTTGGATTCAGGTGAATTAAATGCGATGAACCACGGATTCAAGGCGAATAATTACAAGGTCGCATTGATTGGAAACAACGCAGATTGGTTTGCCGACGTGGGTAATATCTTAGTCAGGTCACTTGGTTGGCAGGATATAACCGTTTCCACGGCAACGGTTAAAACGAATTACAATCCATTGACGTCGGAACATTGCTTCATCTTGATGAAATGGAAAGCGTGGGAAAACGAAACGTACATTGTTGACAATGAGTTGACGCCTGCCATTTTCATTTGGCAAATATTGGAAAAGGCTTTTCAAAATAAAGGATACCAATTAAACAGTATTTTCAAAACAGATCCTTTTTCCCGCTTGATTATTCCCATGGGTCTTAACTTAGATGCTGATTATATTGCGGATTTTGTAAACATGAGAGCTTCCAATCCTTCGCCTTCATCATTCGTTTATTCTGCGGGTGATTACGGCACGGTTGACATTGCATTCACAAACGAAACAACGTCACCTAACTTTGATACGGGTGGCAATTACTCAGGCGGCGTTTACACCGTTCCAATTAATGCTTTATACGAGTTGATTGCTGAGTTAAACGTTAACTTAACGGCTTCAATCGGTGACATAAACCAATTCGCAGAACTCATTCTTTTCTTTGAGGTTAATGGAAACAACGTTTCAACGTATGATTTGACAAATGAAACATCATTGAATGATTCCATTGCCCTTGAGTTCCTTGGGGACTTGGTCGCAGGGGACTTAGTTAAAATGCGGTTGAGGTACGAGAACGTAACCTTTAGCCTTACCATTGATGGTTCTTTGTCCGTGGTTGCGCAAAAGGAAGGATTAGAGCAAGGTGAAACGGTGAACTTGGAATACATTATACCTAATTCATGGTATGTAAAGGATATTATCGCAGACTTAACAACCATTTTCAATCTTGCATGGGAAACCGACGTATTAAGCAAACAAGTGTATGCATACCCAAAGGACAATTATACGGTAAGGTACAGGGCAAACGCAAGCGGAGCGATTACCCTTACAACCTTTGACGGTTTTTTTAAGGACACGAATAAGTACGATTTGAATACCCGTGACATTGATGGAAGTGAATTGACGATATTAGATAATTATAAATCAAGTCAGGTGCTGGCATACGCCACGGACGACGATACAACAAACAAAGAGGAGGCAAGGCGCGGCGTTAACATTTATTCAGGTGGTTACAATTTCCCAGAGGACAGATTCCCGAGTGGCATTGAATTTTTATATACAAAGTTCTTTGCAAAAGCGATTCATATAAACGACGTTGCCATTACCACGGGTGGAACATACGGGGCGCAGATGCCCCTTGTTTTCGGTGACGATTATAACACCGTGCCAGATGCTGAACCCAATTATAACTTGGCACCTCGTTTGCTTTATTACGCAGGAAGGCGCAACGGCTTAGACGGGTATGTTCGTTTGTTCGATGAAGCAAGTTCAGCGGCTTCGGCTTTTGATTTTCCAGCGGCTTTCATGGTAAATTACAATGACCCGAGCGGCGGAGATTTTAACCTTTCTTTTTCCGACGAAGTCACAAATTATACAAATGTGATGCAAGGCGTTTTCAAAACTTTTCACTTGCAA